ACCCAACGTTTGAACTGACGGGCTTCGGGTTTACGGGAACCGAGGACAAGGGAATACAGGCCAGGCTCGGAAACAAAGTTGAGAGATTGAGCACCACCACGCTGCCCAGAATGACCTTCAGTTGAATTTAGGATCATTTTTTCGTCATTGTCGAGCCTTCCAAGTGCCATTGACGGATTGCTTATCTCCAGCGCCTTACACACATCGGCAGCGACGAACCACGGCTGGCCGTCCTTCTCGACAGTTCGAAGCTGACCGAACTGCTCATTAGTGAATACGGCGATTTCGTTCATTGGTTACTCTCCTTCCTTGTTTTCGCTGGTTTTGTTCTGTGAGCGTTCCGGAATGCCGTTGTTCACTGTATCCTGAATGTTCTGGATGTAGTCGAGGACAATGTTGAGCATAATCAGGATCCGCTTGTAGTCGTAATCAAAGGCGTCGAGGTCGGGCTTTTCGGTATCGAAGTAGGTGGAGATAACGGATTCGAGGGTAACGAAAGCCTTGTCTGCGTTGAGACGGACAGAATCTGAAATGTAGAACGGATCACGGTTGGTCATGGTGGGTACCTCCTCGTTTTTAATTGCGTGATGATTATATACCCATATGGCTATATAAAGCAATTACAGAAATGTATAGGAAATATTAAATTATTGTTAAATGGCAATATATCCATGTAGCATAATAAGCTAATTGCACATTTGCATTATTGCACAAATATTTTGCAGGAAACATTGACATATATGCAAAAAGCTATATAATTAAGACACAATAAAGAAAAGCGAGGTTGGTATCGTGCTTGACAAGGAAGCGGTCAGGGGAGCAATGAAAACAGCCATGAAAAAAAGTGGCATGAGACAGGTCGACCTTGCAGAAAAACTCGGGATTGAACAGTCTTCCGTTTCCGGCAATATGAACCGTTCGCGGATCGGTGCGGACGTTCTGATTCGAATGATGAACGCCATGGGATACAAGATTGTGGCCGGGAAGGAAGTTGATGGAATCCTTGAGCCGCACTTTGAGATTACGGCAGACGACAAAAGGGAGTGATCCGTTATGATCATTTCTTTGCTGGCCATGTTCTTCTTTTGCTTTCTGGTTCCATACGGCTTTGGGACTGGGCAGCCCGGTGTGGCTGTGGTTGGCATCGTGCTGGCAGTGATCTGTCTGGTGCTTGGCAAAGCGGCCCGGGATGATGCGAAGGCATATAATAACTTTGTGGACTACTGGGCGAAGGGCGGACCGGAGGAAGCGGAGAAGCGCCAACAGGAGGATCTCCGACGGAAAGGAAACTGTCAGGAACGGAACGGAAAGCAGAAAATGTAGCGGAGACAGATCGTACAGAGCAGATAGAACAGTCAGAGCGCACAGAGCGTACAGAGCGTACAGAGTAAACAGGTCGTACAGAGCAGACGAAGCAGACAAGCGGTCAAGGCGTACAGAACAGGCGGGACGAGGCCGACCTGGTCGGTAAACTGAATAGAGGAGCCAATCATGGCGGGAATGAGCCTTACGGGGCTGCTTCCGCCGTATTTTTTATTCTGGGGAGCCGGGTAACGGCAGAACGAAATCAATAAAACGAACGGAGGAAAAGGACATGGAAAAGCGGTTTTCGATTGATATTCTGGGGACGGACTGGACTGTGGAGCTGTGCAACGATGGAGAAGATGTTGTTTTGGACGGAAGCGGCGGAAGCAACGGAAGCGACGGATACGCTGACTGGACAGGAAACCTGATCCGAATCGCGGATAGACGGAAGGAATCGAACCTGGAGAACCCGGAACAGTATCTGTTGAAGGTGCTGAGACATGAGATCGTTCACGCCTACATGAAGGAGAGCGGATTGCTGGGCGTGATGTGGACGGGAGCAGATCAGGAGGAATTGCTTGTGGACTGGATCGCCGTGCAGTTCCACAAAATTGTGGCAACGATCATTCTGGCGGAGCGGAATATGATGCAGCTGCTGAGGCAGAAGGACGGTGAGCAGGCGTGACGGAGCTGGAAAAGATAGAGCGGTACGTGGAGAAATATCCGATGGATCCGACGGTATACCGGGACGCGGTGGCGATATTCAACGGGCATATCGAGGCGGGGGAAGCGGAGTGGCATCATGTCAATAAGGAGTTCCGGAGGAAGATCTCAGCGGCGATCAGGGGAATGCGGGACGCTGTGGCGGTACCGGTCGGAGCGATGGAGAGACTGACGGAGACGTATTACGAGAGCCTGTTGATCGACTCGCGCGTGGACTTCGATGCGTTTATGCTGTACCTGGAGAAGAACCGGAAACCGGACGATAAGTTTTATGTGCCGAGGCGAAAAGTACTCAGGCCGATTGTTTCGGCGTTCCAGGAGGTGGCGGACGGGTCTCTCGATCTGCTGACGGTCAGCCAGCCGAAGCGGACGGGAAAGTCAACGATCGGAACGTGGTTTGTGCTGTTCCGTGGTGGGAGAAGCCCAAACGGATCATCGGTGTGCTCAGGGGCAGGGGATATGCTGGTCAAGAGCTTTTACGCCGGAATGCTGGAGGTGCTGCAACAGCCGGACAAGTACGCGTATTATGAAATCTTTCCGGAAGCGAAGCTGGTCGGAACAAATGCGGACGAGAAGACATTCAACCTGAAGGAGAAGAAGAGGTTCGCGACGGTGACGTGCCGGCCGATCGACGGGCAGATCACGGGATCTACAGAGGCGACGCCGGACGGCGTGATCTATCTGGACGACTGCGTGAAGAACGAGGAGGAGGCAGTCAACCGGGATCGGCTGGATTTCCTGTGGGACAAGGTAAGAGGCGATATACTGGGACGCCGGCTGGAAGGATGCCCGATCATCGCCCAGGGGACGCGGTACAGCCTGTACGATCCGATCGGGAGGTTGCAGGAAATTGCGCCAGACATGGGATGGCGGACAAAGGTGATCGAGATTCCCGCGCTGGACGAGAACGACAACAGCAATTTTGAGATCGTTCTGCACGGGAAGAAGATGTTCACCAGCGAGTATTACCGGCACGAGCGGGAACTGGTGACGGAAATGCAGTGGGAGAGCCAGTTTCAGCAGAAGCCGTTCGAGGCAAAGGGACGGCTGTTCCCGGAGAACGCGCTGAACCGATACTTTCAGCTTCCAGAGCGGGAGCCGGACGCGATCGTGGCGGCCTGCGACACAGCGGAAAAGGGAAGCGACAGCGTATCCATGCCCATCGCGTATATCTACGGGGAGGATGTGATGATCACGGACGTTGTGTTCAACAACAGCACGCCGGAACATACGAAACCGGAATGCGCGAACAAACTGACAAAGCATAAGGTTGGACTGGCACAGTTTGAGAGCAACAATGCCGGGGAATACTACGCGCGGGACGTGGAAAAGATCATGAAGGAGCAGGGCGGAAAAACGAGCATAAGGTTGAAACGGTCGCTGTCGAAGAAGACCACACGGATCGAGGTGGAATCGGATTTCATCCTGAAGCACTTTTATTTCCTGGACAAGTCGCTGTACAAGATGAACGACGAATACGGGCTGTTCATGAAGGAGCTTTGCACCTATACAAGATCAGGAAAGGTACCGCATGACGATGCGCCGGACAGCCTGGCTGCCCTGTCGGAAATGATAAGGACGCTGAGCATGGGGAAGGTTGAAGTCATAAGAAGACCGTTTTAATGAGGAAAACATGAGAAAATGCATGAATATTACGAAACGATGTAGAAAAATACACAAAAAGGTGTTGACAGGATGATTGTAATTATGTTATTATACATCTGTAAATGACTGACTATCGGTAAAACGATAACTGACAGAAAGGACGTCTGGCAGAAAATCAATCGTTTCGAACCGACCGATAGGCATCATGAAGGCGCTGAGCAGCGAGTAATCGTGTGTTCGGCGTCTTTTTTTAGAAGCAAAAACACTCGACGTTCGGAGCACGAGAGGAAAGGGGGCGACGGCGTGAGTCTGGAAATCTTCGACGTGACGACGGTTGGAAGCGACGGCGAGATCGGAAAGAGCCTGCACGGCCGTCGGCAGATTCTTTCCGGAGTGGACGCGGTCACGGACGAGAACGTGATTGAGGTGCTGGAGAAGGCTCTCAATGTTCACCAGATGAACCGGCGGGAAGAAATCTTTCTGAAGCGGTATGTACGGGGGATTCAGCCCGTACTCTGGCGGACGAAGCAGTATAACGCGGAGATCTGCAACCGTGTTGTCGTCAATATCGCCAGCAGCATCATCGCATTCAAGGCCAGCGAGTTCGCCGGGGAACCGATTCAGTATGTCAGCCGGGGAAGCGGGCTGAAGGAGCGGGAAACGGAAACGCCCGTGCCGGAGATGGTGGCCCGGATCAACAGCATGATGCTGGCTGAGGGCAAGCAGACGAAGGACATGAAGCTGGCCCAGGAGATGTTTACCTGCGGCGTCGGGTACCGGCTGGTTTACCACGACAGCGGACGGGGCGGGGAAGAGTTCCTGGACGAGGCACCGTTCGAGATGTATATCCCGGACAGTGAGAACACCTTCGTTGTGAGACGGAACGACGTAACCCGGCGGGTGCTGATGGGCGTGACCTACGTTTTTCCGGACGGACAGAAAAACAGCGTCGAATACACGGTTTACACGCCGAACGTGAAATACACGATTGCCGGTGGCCTTACGGACGGGAAGGACGGCGGACTGGAAATTATCGGACGGGAACAGCACAATTTCGGCATGGTGACGCTGCTGGAGTATCCGTGCAACCCGAACTATATGGGCGCCTTTGAGCCCGTCATTCCGCTCCTGGACGCGATCAGCCTGACGCAGAGCAACCGGATGGACGGGATTGAGCAGTTCATTCAGGCGCTGATGGTCTTCGACGGGGTCGATATTTCCCGGGATGACTTCCTGGCGCTGAAGGATCTTGGCGCGATCGCGCTGCCGGCGACGCCGAATCAGGGCGGTGGCGGAAAGAAGCTCTACTACCTGAACGAGCAGCTGGATCAGAGCCAGACTCAGACGCTGGTCAACGATATGTACCAGACGATTCTGCAGATCGTCGGGATGCCGAGCCAGGGCGACGCGAGCAGCGGAGACTCCAGCAACAACGGCGCGGTCATCATGAAGAACGGATGGTGGCACGCGGAAGCCCGGATGCAGGAGACCCAGAGCATGTGGAAGGCGGCGGAGACGGACTTCCTGAAGGTCGTTCTGAAAATCTGCGCCGAGACGAACACGCTGACGGGGCTGAAGCTGAGCGACCTGGAGCCGGACTTCCGGCGGCAGTACTATGAAGATCTGCTGGTCAAGACCCAGAGCTTCTCCACGCTTCGGACGGCGGGGATGCCGGCGATTCAGGCGTTCACCTTCAGCCATCTGAGCCGCGACCCGGAGAGCGACGCCATGGTCTACGACGAATATCAGGAGGCGCTGGCGGAGGAACTGGACCGGATGAACGGAGTGGTCAGGGACAACATCCCCCTGAAGGAAGACAGCACGACAGACCCGACCACGGCGGACGGGATTCAGGCTCAGGCTGAGACGACAGAAGGCGAGGGAACATCCGGCAGCGAGCGGGGCGACTGGGCGATCTGCCCCGTATGCGGAAAGCGGTTCATCAAGAAGGAACCGGGGCAGAAGTATAACAGCATCGCCTGCGCCAACAAGGCCCGGAGAAACACTCCGAGATACGGAGGCATGTAATGGACGCCCGGAAGATCGACATTTACGGGCCATGCGACAGGGCCATTCAGACGATGAACCGGGAAGCTGTCCGGGAGTTCGGGCGGATGAAGGGTGCGAAATGGGACGAGCTGAACGTGATCCGCGAGGTTCGGGAAGCCTACGACCGGATGGCGAAGAAGGCCAGGAGACACTACTTCGAGGTAGCGACGGAAGCCTACATTCTCGGAGCGCTTCTGGCCGGGGTCAGCAACGCGCAGGCTCATCGGAAGGCGGATGACGCGATCTTTACGGACTGGCTGGACGGGATTCTGGACGACCCGGACCCGGTGACGGGATACCGGTTCACCACGGAGACGAAGCGGAAGGCAGAACGGCTCGCAGAGGCGATCCTGGCTGCCGGGGCCGCCACGGCAGGCGGAACCGGGCTCGGGAGAAACACCGCCATCGAAAAGGCGATGCGGGACTGGAGCCGGATGGTCGGACAGTACGCCATCAACATGACGGACTACGCGATGGTTCAGGCTTACCAGGACGCCGGGGCGGACACGGTGATGTGGATAACGAAGGAGGACGAACGGGTATGCGAAGAATGCGGACCGTTGCACGGGAAGGTGTTCCGGATTGACGAGGCTCCCGCAAAATTGCACTGGGGATGCAGATGCCGGTTGATTCCGGTTCCGGAGGAGCCGAAGAAAGCGTGACAGATGCTTTCCGCGGAAAGGCCGGACGGACAGGATGCAACGGCAGACGGCGATGACAAGCCTGGCCGAACGGGAAAGCGAAGACGGTATCAGATGGCGAAGGCCATTTTACATACCGACCAGAGAAGGTCGTTAAAAAACGCGGGCCGCCAGAGAAGGCGGGATAGAAATTTCGCAAAAATCATGGCGGAGAGAACCGCTTCACCAAACGCAAAGGAGAATGAACCATGATCAGGAATCGCAATGGGTACTGGATGAGTCCGGAGTTTTACGCCATGTTCGCGCCGGACAGCGGTAGCGGAGCGGGAGGAGCCGGTACGGCCGGAGACGGCACTCCCGGCGGCAGCGCGGGCGGCGCTTCGGGAACTGACGGCGGAAGCGGCGGCGCGCAGGGGCCTGACGGGGCCGGGAACGGCACGGACGGAAACGGGTCGGGCGGAAATTCGCCGGACGATCTGAACGCGGAAATCGCCCGTCTGAAGGCCGAAATCGCGAACCAGAAAAAGGCGCTGGATAAGGCGACCCACGAGGCCAGCGAGAACAAGAAGGCCATGAACAAGGCGCAGGCTGACCTGAAGGCGAAGATGACCCAGGAGGAAATCGACGCTCAGGCGAAGCAGGAGGCGGCGCAGCAGGCGGCGCAGGAGCTGGAGGACCTTCGGAGAGAGGTAGCCAAGGGCAAGACCGTCAAGACCGTTATGGGCAAGCTGGGGCTGGACGAGGAAGCGGCCGGGAACCTGGCTGACCACCTGTTCGGGGCGGCGGACATCGAGAACGCCCTGCTGGAGATTCAGAAGGCCTGGCAGGCGAAGGAAGCGGCCCTGAAAAAGGAATTTGGACGGATTACCGGACCCGGAGCCGGCGGGGACAGCAACAGCCTGCAGGCCAAGGCGATCAAGATGGCTCAGGATCTTGGAAAGGCCAGAAGCGCCGTCAGCGAACAGGCGAAGAAGGCTCTGGAAGCCTATATGCGGTAAGACTGAGATCGGTCAGTCTGACCGATAGGGAATAAGAAACTCAATACACGAAAGGAGAGACAGGTATGGATTTTGAAAAGAAGACTTATGCCGGAACCGTGGAGATTCTGGCGAGCGCGACGCACAACAGCATTCCCGTCACGGTGGCGGCCCCCGCCGGCGGAAGCTCCATCGTCAAGGCCGGCACCCCGCTGACGGCGGAAGGCGCGGCGACCACGGGCGCGGGCGCGATCGGCATTCTGCTGTATGATGTCGACACCTCCAAGAACCCGAACGGCGCGGCCGTTGTGCAGGGCATCATCGACGCCACCAAGGCGCAGACTCACAGCGGCGTGACCTACGCGAGCGCTCTGTACGGCGCGCTGCCGGGAATCGTTTTCCGCAGCAATATCGGCGCTCAGGGGGCGACTGGAGCGACCGGCGAAACCGGTGCGACCGGCGAAACCGGCGAGACCAGTGAGGGCTGATCTTCAGGAGGATAGAGGATGAAAATACTCGTTGCCGTACCCACCTTTGAGACGATCTATCCGGACACCTACAAATCCATCTGGGATCTGGACAGGGACGGGCATGAAGTGCTATTTGACTCCGTACGCGGATACGACGTCGCGACGGCCCGGAACCGGATCGCTCAGAAAGCGCTGAATCTGGGAACAGATTACGTGCTGATGGTGGACAACGATGTGGTGCTTCCGAAGGATGCGCTGAAACTGCTTTTGCAGAATCCGCGCGAGGTGTGCCTGGGATACTACGCGCACCGGGATACAGACAATATTTACAGGGGAAAGACCTGTATCTGCAAGCTTCGGGACGCGCAGGGCAAGGAGTATTACCACTATCCGCTGGAATCGGAATACTCGGCGGAAGAGATGCACGGGATGGCGGACGCCGGGGTCGCCAAGATCGAGGTTCACGGAGGCGGAATGGGATGCGCGCTGATTCAGACAGAGGTATTCCGGAAGACTTCGTATCCATGGTATGACTGGGTGAACTACGGCGACGCAAACCGGGGCATGCTGAGCGAGGATCTGTACTTCTGTAGCCTGTGCAGGACGAGTGGAATCAGGATCCACGCAGACGTGCGGGTCGGCTGCGGACATCTTCTGCGGCATGTGCAGTGGCCCGAATGACGGATTTTTTTACACCGTCCGTTAACACAAAGCGGTGTAACGGAAAATATCAAAAAGAATTGAAAGGAGACAAACAATATGCTGTTTGACGGAATGTTTAGCCCGGCTGCCATTGGCATGAACTGGACTGAAAACGTAAGCAACCGGACGGCCTACCTGGGCGAAGGCCTTTTTCCCGCGCAGAAGCAGGCCGGCCTTGACCTGAAGTGGTTCAAGGGAAGCAAGGGACTGCCGATTTCCCTGATGCCAAGCGCCTTCGACGCGCAGGCGACCTACCGCGACCGGGTTGGCGTGGAGAGCCTGGCGACCGAGATGCCCTTCTTCCGGGAAGGCTTCAAAATCAAGGAGCGCGACCGGCAGGACATCCTGCGGGCGCAGGCGTCCAACGATCCCTATGTGAAAGCCGCGATCGCGCGGGTGTTTGACGACGCCCGGGAGCTGATCGAAGGCGCGCTCGTCGTCGGCGAGCGGATGCGGATGCAGCTGCTGTTCGCGCAGAACGGCAACGTCGGCATCAGCATCGTCGCCAACGGGGTGAACTACACCTACAACTACGACCCGAACGGGGACTGGAAGAAGACGAACTACTTCGAGCTGACCGGTCAGGACAAGTGGGACGACGCGGACCACAGCGACCCCTTCGGCGACATTCAGGACGCCAAGGACGCCATCAGCGGAACCACCGGAAGCGACCTGCGCGTGGCGATCATGAACAAGGCGACCTTCCGCCTTCTGCGGACGAACGCCGCGATCAAGAACCGCTACCTGACCAAGAGCGGCGCGAGCTTCGGATACCTGACGGACAACGAGATCATCCAGATTCTCAAGGACACCGCGGATCTGGACGGCGTGATCCTGTACGACAAGCAGTTCCGGGACGAGAACAAGGTTGCGGCCAAGTTCGTGCCGGACGGCTATGTGGCGCTGATTCCCGCCGGCACGCTCGGAGAGACCTGCTACGGCACGACTCCCGAAGAGGCTGACCTGATGGCCAAGGGCGACCTGGCTTCCGTTGAGATCGTCAATGAAGGAATCGCCATTACCCAGATCCCCATTCCTCATCCCGTGAACCTGAACACGCTGGCCAGCGAAATCGTGCTTCCCTCCTACGAGCGGATGGACGAGGTGGCTCTGCTGAAGGTCAAGTGATGAGCGGAAGGCCGGGGTATCCGACAAAGCGCGCGGATACCCCGGAGAACCGCGGAAGGGAGACTTTTTTCCATGAAGGCGACGCATAACACGAAGGTAAACGGCAGATGGTACCGGACTGGCGAGGAGATTCCGGAGGAAAAGCCCGGACGGGCCGGGGCCGAAGGAACCGCGCCTGACACGGAAAAGACCGCCGGAGGGGAGCCGACCGGAGAGGAAACCGCGGACGGACAGATTCGGTTTGGCGAAACATTGAAGGCCAGGGCGGAAGACGCTGAGACCGGAAAGGCTCGCGAAACCGAAGCGAAGCCGAGGGGCGGACGCCGGAAGAAGGCCGGGTAAGACGCCGAAGGGCGGAAAGGAGATGAGCAGAATGGACATGGAAAAGAAGGTTACCATACTCAAGGCGATGCTCGACGACGACACGCCGGACGACGTTCTGCGCATCTATCTTGAAGTCGCCGGGGATAAGATTCTGAACCGGATGTATCCGTACCTCGAGAGCTACGAGGGAAAGGAAGTTCCGGCGAAATACGCCATGGTTCAGGTCAACGTGGCGGCCTACCTGCTGAACAAGCGGGGCGCGGAAGGGCAGATTCAGCACATCGAGAACGGCATTCACCGGAACTACGGGGACGCGGACGTGCCGGAGGGGATGATGAAGGACGTGGTTCCCTTCTGCAAGGTGATCCGATAAGGCGGTGACAGTATGCGACGGATGAAGCTGCTGAGGCGGAACACGAAGGAGTTTGAGTATCTGCCGAACGACGGAAGCGAGACGGATCTCGACAGCCAGGGACGGCACACGGGCAATTTCAGGCCGGTATACGGAGACCCCGTGATCATGCGCGGAAACATCTCCACGCCGATCGGACAGACCAGCCTGGAATTTTTCGGAAAGGACATCCGATACACCCACGTGCTGGTCATGGACGACCCGGAATCACCCATCGAAGAGACGGGACGCATCCGGTGGAAGGGTGACGAATACGACATCAAGGCCGTCAGACCAAGCCTGAACGCGATGAGCGTTGCGCTTCAGAAGCGGACGAAGAACCACGCGGAGGACGGTGAGAAGCCGTGAGCTACAAGGTTCTTCGGACGATTGACGTAGAGCTGAGCACGGAGAGCCTGAACCGGGCCATCCGGGAGATTCAGGCCACGAAGGCGGCGCTGAGACAGTTTCTGAGCGAGCTTGCGGAGGAGCTGACGAAGCAGGGCGCGGACGTGGCGAAGATGCAGGTGGCTTCCATGGACGCGGTTGACACCGGCGACCTGGAGAACAGCATCTACGGCTATTACGACGGCGGGGCGCACATCGGCTACATCATGGCACCTTCCCCGCACGCCTTCTACGTCGAATACGGCACGGGCGTCGTCGCTCAGGCCAGCCCTCACCCGGAGCAGGGAATCCGCGGCATTCAGTACGACGTGAACGGGCACGGAATGGCTGGATGGATTTATCCGTCGGAAGACGGGTGGATTCTCGGGAGAGACGGAAAGACCTACGCCTGGACGCGGGGCATGCCGGCGAGACCCTTTATGTACAACACGATGAGGTGGCTTGAGGAAGCGGCGAAGACCGTCGCTTCCCAGATACTGGGACAGATGTAGCAAAGGAGGGAGAGACGTTGACGGATATCGAGGTTGAGGTTTTCAACCGGGTTCACGAAACGGTGGCTCCCCTTTGCGCCACGAACAGATTCGTCAGCCACCCTATCGAGGAATATGTCAAACTGCCGGCGGCGAGCCTTTACGAAATGGACACCCGGACCGTCAGCGAGCGGCAGAGTTCCACGCCGGAGGAAAACTACACGCGGGTGATCTATCAGCTCGACGTGGTGGCGGAGACCAAGCAGGAATGCCGGGAGATCTTCATCACGGCTGACCGGGCCATGATCGCCATGAACTTCACCAGGCTGAGCGGAAACTATATTCCCTACGCCGGCGGGGCGAACGTGGAGAGATACGCGGCCCGATACGAGGCGATTACGGACGCGGACGGGAACATTTACCGGCGCGCGTAAACAGGACGGGAAAGCGCGGGAACGCTTTTCTATAGAACAGAAGGAAAAGGAGGGGGACAACATGGCCGGAGAGGTACAGGGAATTTCCACCTATCAGACGTACCTGATGTACAGGACAACCACGACCGGTGACTTGGATAAGCTGATTGACATCACATCCTTCCCGGATCTGATTCCGCCGAAGGAACGGATCGACATCACGACGCTGAGCGACGCCATGCGGAAGTACATCAACGGCATCGGGGACACGCCGGAGCAGAACTACGGCGCCAACTACACGCCGGCGAACTTCGCCAAGGTCAAGGCGCTGGAAGGCCACCAGTACGACTACGCCGTCTGGTTCGGCGCCAGCGGAAGTGCCGGGAGCGAGATTCCTGACGGTCACATGGGCAAGTTCAGCTGGACCGGCGACATCAGCGTCGGGGTCACCGGCGGCGGCGTCAACGAGGCGGTCGGCATGACCATTACCTGCACGCCCAGCACGGTGATCACGCCGGATGTGACGGGCTGAGCATGACCGGGCACCGGAGGGCGACGGTCGCCTTCCGGCCCCGGGACTTTTGAATGGAGACAACCATGAAAAAAACGAAGGAACCGGCAAAGCCGGTGGGAAAGGAAGGCAGACAAATGGCTGCGAATGAAAACGGAATGAACCGGAAGGATCCGGGCAGGAAATTCGAAAGGCTGATTCTCAGCGACCGGGACGGAAGAAAGTATACCCTGGAATTCAACAGCCGGGTGGTCAAGAACATGGAGCGGAGTGGCTTCAAGATCGACACCGACTACCCCATGACCATGATTGAAAAGCTGTTCGTGGGGGCGTTTCAGATGCACCACAAGGGCATGACGCCCGACGCGATCATGGAAATCTGGAAATATCAGCGGAAGAAGGACGACCTGCTGGGCCGTCTGACCGAGCTGTATCTGCGCCCGATTGAGGACATGATGGACGAGGAGAAGGCCGAGGAGGACGACGGAACCCCTACGTGGGAAGCCCTCTGACGGACGGGGACGAACCGAGAGCGGCTCAATCGTACGGCGATATATTCGACGAGCTTTTCCCGGATTACCTGCTGATGGGCATGACGCCGGACCAGTACTGGGACGGCGAGAGCAGCCTGAAGGTGGCCTACCGGAAGGCCTATCGGCAACGGCGGAGAAACGAGGACATCATCGCGGACCGGAACGCGTGGCTTCAGGGCGCTTACGTTCGGGACGCG